CAGGAGGAACTCCTCTCGAGCGATCACATACATTTCAAACTACAGGCGCAGCAACAGCCATGTCTGTTTTGTGAACCGCTTCAGTGCATGGCGCCGGTCCTATGGCACGCGCCCGCTTAGCGACCTTGAGCGCCAGCAATTCGCCGCTGATTTCCGCGAGGTGATCGAGTTCCTCGATACCATAGGCCTAACCCACCCCCCGGGTAAGGAATCTATTGCCGGTCAGGTAAAACAGAGGTGAGGCGAAGCCCGGTTGTTCTCGCATGAGACTCGAAACTCCCGATTTAACGCAACGGCGCTGAAATGGCCAAACCCAAGAAGCCACCGGCCGCCCAGACGCAGGTCTCCGGTCGGCTGAACCAGATCGAGATCGCCGAACGCATGGGGATCGTTCGGCAGACGGTCGCCAAGTACCTTCGGATGCCGGGAGCCCCCATGGCCGATGCCGACGGGCGCTTCGACCTGCAGGAGGCCGGCGAATGGATCCTGGCCCACCAGGGCGAGAGGGAATCCGGCCTGGACAAGGTTCGCCGGCTCAAGGACCGCAAGCTCGAGCTCGAGCTCGAGCGCCTGGAGCTCGACCTGCAGATCGCCAGGCGCGAAGTGATACCGAAGGACGAGATTGAGCCCGAGATAGCAGCCCTTGCCACCGAGCTGGTGTCGCTCCTTCGCCAGAAGTTCGAGATGGAGCTGCCATCCCTCTATGCCGGAAGGGACCGGATCGAATGCCAGCAGCTGAACGGGGCCGCGGTGGATGAGGTGATCAGGCGCTTCAAGGAGGCCGGCGGATCGATATCCGCAAACTGACCATGGGAATCGTCTCTGACACCTTCCGAGGCTCCCTCACCCTGCCCGATCGCCGCCCCGTCCACGAGTGGGCCGCCGACAACATCGACTTCGGCTCGGCCGAGGGGTTCAAGGGGCGCTATAACGTCCAGAACGTGCCCTGGACCCGCGAGGTCCTGGCCGCCCTGGACAATCCCCATGTGCGCGAGGCGACGTTTATCGCGCCTCCCCAGGAGTCCGGAAAGACCATCTGCGCGGAGGTTTGGGTTTCCCACCGGGCCTGCACCATGCCGGCGAAGATGGCCTGGAACACGACGACGAACGTGAAGGCCCTGGCCTTCAGCGATACCCGCTGGCAGCAGCTGGTCGGCTACTGCCGGGCGCTAAGCAGGAGATTCTCCGCCAACCGGCACGACAAGAAGAAGAACCGGATCGTGTTTCGTGACCGCGCGTTCCTTCTCATCCAGGGCGCCGAGACGGACGCCAACCGCCAGTCGGACTCGATCGAGGTCCAGGTGAACGACGAGGTGCACCTATGGGAGGCCTCCTGGCTCTCGCAGATGCACTCGAGGCTCCGGGCCTTCCGTGACACGAGGAAGATCCTGAACATATCGGTTGGCGGCTACGAGGGCTCCGAGCTCGAGGAGCGCTTCAAGGCCGGAACCCAGAGGGAATGGTCGCACCATTGTCCGGGCTGCGGCCGCGTATTCCAGTACGTCTTCGACCACAAGTCACCCAAGTGCAACATCCGCTTTGACCTGGACAGGGCTGTCATGCACGCGAACGGGTCCCTTGACCTGGCTGAGTTCGAGAAGACGATCCGCGTTGTATGCCTTGGGCCTGGATGCGGCCACGAGATCCGCTATGACCGCACTCTCCTGGAGAAACTCAACCAGGACGGAACCTGGGTAACCATGAATCAGTCTCCGGAGCCCGGCGTCGAATCCTTCCATGTGAACGCCTTCGCGATCGGCCGGCGTCCATGGGTGGAGATCCTCAAACCCTGGGTGCGCCTGAATCTCCGCGGCGGGGTCTTCAACCCTGAAATGCTCCGTCTGTTCATCACCGAGGACCTGGCCGAGTTCTGGAAGCAGAAGCCGGTATTCGTGGCAAAGGACCTGCGGCTCGGCGACTACACCAGGGAGGACATGCTGAAGCCGGGAGGGTGGCCCGATGAATGGATCCGTGCGATGTGGGTGGATAACCAGAAGGGCGGCCAGGGCGACACGGCCCACCGCTGGTTCGTGTGCCGTGCCTATGCCCGGGACGGCCGTTCGCGCCTGGTCGACTGCGGAAGGATCAACGAATGGGAGGGAGTCCGCAGGCGCCAGCACGAGCTCGGGGTGCCTGACTGGACCGAGGAGAGGCCGGGTCCGTGGGTGCTCTGCGACCGCGCCTACAATCCGGGGATGGAGGTCGACGAGGTCTGCGCCCGCTCCAAGTGGTTTGGGCTCCTGGGACAGGACACGGAGTATTTCGAGCATTCGCAGCGCTCGGAATACCATGGGCTTCGAATGTACTTCAGCGAGGAGCGCCTGGCCGACGTGGGCTTTGGCACGGCCGAGGCCGGCCGGATCTTCGCCGTCTACTACCTCTGGAGCAGCCAGAGGGTCCAGGATCTGCTCGCCGAGCTCCGGGCGGGTCGGGCCGAGGAGTTCGGCCTTCCGCGGGACCTGATGGACTTCTGCCCGGAGTACGCCGAGCACATCAATTCCCACCGCCAGGTCATGGAGCAGACGAAGAACGGGGGCGAGCGCCTGGTCTGGAAGAAGTTCGGCCCCGACCACCTCTACGACTGCGAATCCATGGCGGTCGTCACCGGCCTGATGGCCGGCGTATTTCAGCGAAACATCGAAACCCAAAAACAGGAACCATGACACCTCTACAACTGAGCAAGACCGTCGAATTTGACTGCTTCACCGCGTACCAGGAGGGAATCCCCCTGGACGCCCAGATCCGCCATGCGAGGGAGAAGGGAACCGTCGTCAATCTGGCCGTTTTTGCGTGCGACGCATACGCCGCGGGCTGGGACGATTTCAAGCTGCGCACCGTGCTCCAGGAGGCCGCCCGGATCACCGGAACAAACTTCAGCTGGCCTCAATTCGACAAGAGGATGGGGTCCCTCTACGACCTCGCCGGCGCGCCGGTTCACGCGCGCGGAGGCGGGGATTCGGACGTCTACAAGGCCATGAAGTCCTGGCTGATCCAGCATTGGTCCATGAGGCTGAGGGCCAAGGAGATAAACGATATGATACCCTCGAAGCTGCCCAGATGACGGAAGTGAACACGGCCGCTAAGGGTGATGGCGACGCCAACACTCGACTTCGGCTCATTCTCATCCGCGCAGAAGACCCAGATGCTCGCGGCCGCCCAGGCCGCATACCTTCAGGCGATGACCGGACGGGTCCAGAATGGATCCGCGGCAGCCCAGAGCTACGGGTTTAACCTGATGACGGTGGCCGAGCTGATCAACCTGATCAACGGCCTGACGATCGAGCTGGGGCTGACGGACGTCCAGGACATGGTCCGCCCGAATTTCTCGCACAGCCCGCCGCCCAACTCCGACGAGGACTGGCAGCCCTGGCCCGGACTATGCCCATGAACCTGCCAACATTGGTCCATAGCCTGATCACGGGCGGCTGGAAGCTCGAGCGCGCCCGAAACCGGGAGTTCACGGCCCTGATGGACAGGGCGGAGACGCTCAGGGCGTCGGACGTCCTCAGGGAGGGAGAAGGCTCGCGCGGCAGATTCTATGCCGGCGCCCAGCCCGGAATGAATAGGCCCCAGCCGAATGTCCTGTCGACCCCGGAGGACTTCAAGCAGGCCTACCAGCGCATCATCCTGATCCGCGCCGCCCGCCAGATGGAGGAGGATTTCCCATTCCTGGACGGAATCCTTGGGGACTACGAAACATACGTGGTCGGCGACCTCCAGTATTTCCCGAACACGGGCAGTCCGGATGCCGACAAGGCCATCCGCGAGTACCTCGAATGGCAGTTCGGCCAATGCGACTACTCGGAGATGCGCGACTTCACGCAGCTGATGACGCTCGCGATGCGCACGATGAAGCGCGACGGCGAGTGCGGGTTCACGCTTATTGACGTGGGTGACTCGATCAAGATCTCGGCCCTGTCCGCGGACCGCATAGGTAATCCCCTTATCGGGGCCAACATCGGGCCGAACAACTTCAACGGGATCATCGTCGACGAAAATACTATGGCGCCGGTCTTCTATGACATCTACAGGCGCCTCCCGAAGCTGAACGCCTACGTCTTCGAGGAGCGCGTTCCCGCGGACCAGTTCATCCACTTCTTCGACCCGTTCCGCTTCGAGCAGTACCACGGCGTCACCGCTTTCAAGAACGCGATCGAGAACGCCTTCGACGCTTACGACATCAACAAATTCTCGAAGCTGAACATCAAGTGGAGGGCCTCGCAGCTGCCCTATGTGACGAACGAGCAGGGCCGGCCCAGGGGCAGCGGATACCAGGCGCAGCCGAACAACCAGGACGGGAGCACAAACCCGATGACGGTCAACGTGGACGGCGTCACGTCGAGCTACCTGAAGCTCGGGGAGGCGATCGTCAACTATCCGAACGATTTTCCGAACGGTCAGTTCCTCCCGATGACATCCGAGCTGAAGCGCGACATCGCCCTCGGAGCCAAGCTGCCGGCGGAATTCTGCTACCGGAGCGAGACGGGAGGCGTCGTCCAGCGCTTCTATGTTTCCAAGGCGAAGGCGACCTTTGACCAGATGAAGCGCCTAATCAGGGTCCGGGTTCTCGATCGGATCAAGAACAGGATGATCCAGAAGGGCATCGAGACCGGTTTCCTGGACCTGGACAGATTTGGGAGCCTGAACGAGTCGCTGCAGCGCTTCAAGGGAAGCTGGAACATGGGACGAACGATCAGCGTCGACTACGGGAAGGAGACCGACGCCGACATCAAGCAGATCGAGGCCGGCCTCCAGTCCCCCGACGAATATGCGGCGGAGAACTGCCGGGACATCCGCGTCGTCCGCGCGCAGATCAAGCAGAACGCGATCAACGTGATCCAGGACGCCCAGGAGGTGGCAAAGGCGACCGGGGTGACGCTCGAGGTGGCACTGCCGTTTGTCGTGAAGAAATTCCCGAACCAGAAGGCTCCGGAGGGAGCCCCGGTGGCGCCGGCGACGGGCCCGGGCTTCGACGCAAAGGGGAAGGTCTGGACCGGGACCGAATTCGTCGACGTGAAACCAGGACAACCCACTCCGATCAATGCAGACCCTCTCCCGCCCGAATAAGGCCCCAGGTCAGTTCTCGAGCGCCCAGGTGAACGCCGACAAGGGCATCATCAAGGGCGTCACAGTCGTGCAAGCGGGCGTGCCCGCGAAGGGTCATTTTCTATTCCTGGATGCGAACGGGAAGGTGACCCAGGACCCGTCACAGTCCAGAAAGAAGCTCCAGCAGGCGACCGACAACGAGACCCTTGAGTCGGTCCTTAAGGCGGCCGAGCTCGCCGGCGGCCGCGTCCGCGTCCGCACCGATCACAATGACGATCTCGGGAACAGGGTCGGCTATGCCTTCAACTTTCGCCGCGAGGATGACAAGGTTGTCTGCGACATCGATGTCCTGGACTCCTTCAAGGACAGGGACGTCGTGCTGGAGGTGGCCCAGGAGACGCCCGAACTCATGGGGGCCTCCATGGATTTCTCGAGGACATTCTCGGTGAAGGACGGGCTTGCTTTCGTCCGTGTCCTGGAGCTCCACGCGGTCGACCTGGTCGACGAGGGGGCGGT